CGCTACCGCAACTCGTCGTCAGCAATCCCGGCTGGCATTTTGCGTCAGACTGGTGGCGAGCCTTTAAGCGCACAAGAGTTAGCCGATCTTGCAGCGGCGTTTAATGCAGCGCGTGAAACTAATCAAACTGCAGCGCTTAACGAGTTTGTGTCGTACACAGAAACTGCGACTAGCCCTGACAAAATGCTTTTGATTGACAGCGCCGAATTTCAAGCAATGGAAATGGCTCGACTTTGCAACATTCCGCCGTACCTTGCAGGCGTGTCGGTCGGCAGTTATTCGTACCAGTCAAGTGCTGAAGCGCGCATGGACTTGTGGACATTTGGCGTGCGCGCTTACGCCGATTGCATTGCTGGCACACTTAGCCAAAACAACATTCTTCCTAATGGGACATATGTCGAATTTGACGTACAACAATATTTGTCGGGCGAATATTCAATGGGCGACTATGACAACACCGAAACAAACGAAAGAGTAGTATCACCAACATGATCCGATTAACCCCCACACAGATCACGGTTGATGCAGCGGCGGCAGAGGGCTTGCCGTCGCGCTCAATCTCAGGCGTAGCCGTCACATACGACGAAACAGCAACCGTCAATGACGGTACTAAGGTACGATTTTTGCAAGGGTCGTTGCCAGTCACGGGGCGCGACCCGAAACTGTTTATGCAGCACGACAGCAATCAGATTGTCGGCAAAGTAGTTGAGCGTGTGGACACGCCACAGGGCATGATGTTTACGGCCAAGATTAGCGCCACTCGACTAGGCGATGAAGCACTTACCCTTGCCAATGACGGCGTTATTGACGCAGTATCGGTAGGCGTAACCCCAACAAAATTTAGTTACGACGAGGAAGGCGTGATGATTGTTGAGGCGGCCACATGGCAAGAATTGTCGCTGGTCAGCGAAGGCGCGTTTAGCGGTGCAGTCATTACCGAGGTTGCGGCCAGTAAACCTGACGAGGTTGCCGAGGGTATCCCCGAAACCAAATTGACAAGTGCTATACAATCAGAACAAGAGCAACCACAGGAGATAAAAAACATGAGCGACAAAAACGAAACACCAGTAGTTGAGGCAGCGCAAGCAACCACAGACAAGTTGTGGGCAAAACCTGAACGTAAATTTAATTTGCCAACAGCAGGCGAATACATGGCAGCAATGCACATTGGCGGCGAAACATTCCGCAACGTTGCAGCAGCAGCGCACGATTACATGCGATCAAAGCAAACAGCGTTGCAAGCAGCAGCAGGCGACATCATCACAACTGATACACCGGGTTTGTTGCCAGTACCAGTTCTTGGGCCAGTTTTTCAAGACCTAAACTTCATTCGACCAGTTGTTAACGCAATCGGTGCGCGTGCAATGCCAAACGGCGGTGCGTCAAAAACTTTTATTCGCCCAACGATTACAACGCACACATCAGTTGCATCGCAATCAAGTGAACTTGCTGCAGCGTCAGCAACCACAATGGTGATTGCAAGCAACTCGGTAACTAAAACAACTTTAGCTGGTCAAGTAACTTTGTCAATTCAAGACGTTGACTTTACCGACCCAGCATCGTTGCAAATTATTTTGAACGACCTTGTTGGCGAATATCTGATTGCGTCAGACAACGTGGCAGCAGACGCAATCGTTGCTGGTGCAAGTGCGTCAGGCTCGACATGGACATTTAATTCAACTGATCCGTCAAGTTTGTTTTCAGCACTTTACGACGCAGCAACCGACATTTTGACCGCAACAAACTTTTTACCTGACCATGTTTTTGTCAGTCCAAACGTTTGGAAAAACCTCGGCTCGCAGTTAGACGGCGACAAGCGAAACGTATTTCCATACGTAGGCGCAGCAGGTCTTATGGGCGTAAACGCTGCAGGTACTGCAAACATTACGCAAATGAACACGTTTAACCCATTTGGTCTAAACCTTGTTGCAGACAACAATTTTGCGTCAAGCACAATGGTTGTGGCACGCGGTTCAGCAATCGAGTTCTACGAACAAGTACGTGGCCTAATGTCAGTTGAGTTGCCTTCAACACTTGGCCGTAACTTTAGTTACGCAGGCTACGTATCAACGTTTATTGCAGACGCAGATCAAGTCAAGTCAATCGCGATTGCTTAGTCGTAGGCGGCAACACCGCTTATGGCAACTTATTCAACAGCCAGCAAACAATTACTAGATAACTACGCCTGCATATCTACGCTCGAGCCAACCGACATACAGGTTGGCGACACCGTAGTTGTAGGCGCGTTAGGCGCACCGTTCAACGGCACGTTTACCGTGTTGGCTTGTCCGCAATATCAGTACGTTGGCGTTGACGGCGTTACAGGCGAGTTTAATTACAACGTTAATGTTGCTGTACCTAATCAAGTGTTGTTTGCTTGCACCGGGGCTGACGTTGAATTTGTTGCAATCTATACAGGCACAGTTGCGTTTACGCCGACTTGTACTTGGGTTACGGTCGCAAACCTTGTCACCTATCTTGGCGTGTCAATCACTAATCCGTCTGACGATTACACGCTGGCTACGCAGGCCGTAAGCGCTGGCAACCAGTTTTGCAGTCGCCGTCGCGCCGAGGCAGGGTACAACGACAGTCTGAGCACGTCGCCTAGCGGTGACGTAACGCTTGGCACGATCATGTATTGCGCAGCGTTGTGGCGTAGTCGAGGGTCGTTAGAGAACGTGTTTGCGTCGTTTGACAACATGGGTACAGCACCGCAACAGTCAATGACACCGATCGTCAAACAGTTGTTAGGTATTGACCGACCTGCGGTGGCATAGTGCCTGCACCGTACAACGATCTATTTAACGAGGCGCTAGACGACTTAAGTGCCACGCTGACAGCCGTAACAGGCTTACGGGTAGTAAACGACCCGACAAAACTTGTGCCTAATTGTGTGTTTATTACAGCGCCAAGTTTTACAACAATTGCAGGCAACGGCAACATCGTACGTATGGACTACCCAATCAAAATTGTTGGCAGCGGCCCGGCAGGGTTGCCCGTGTTGCGTGAGATTTTGCAGATCACCGCGCTAGTGCTTGGTTCGAGCGTAATTGCAATGTCGGGCAGACCCGGCACACTCGACATAGGCGGGCAAGAGTATCCGTGTTATGACGTGGCAGTTGGCTTGCAAGCGCAAACAACGTGAGCATACACACGCATATCGTTGCGGTATGGTAAAACTATAACTAACACATCAAGGAGTAAATATGCCAACTAGCACTTATCTTTCAAACCCAGTCGTGCTTATCGGCGCGTCAAGCGCAGCGACAACAGACATCACCGACCAAGTATCGGCAGTCACCGTTAACTACGTTGTTGAGGCACTTGAGGACACCGCGTTCGGCTCGACTGCACGCACAAACACCGCTGGCCTGCAATCAAACAGCGCAACCTTAACTTTGTACGCATCGTTTGCATCGTCGGAAAGTTACGCAACTCTTGCGCCACTTGTCGGCACAAAGTGCTACATCAAAGTAACCCCAGCATCAGGCGCAAACACCGCAACCAATCCGGGCTTTGAATTAACAAACACTTACCTAAGCGCGTTGCCAGTAATGAACGCAAACTTAGGCGAGTTGGCTACCTACGACATTGAACTTATGGGTGGCGCATACACAGTTGACGTAACGTGATCTAACGCGCCATAACTGGCCGAGAACAGGACAAGGCAATGCGATTAAAACTCAAAGTAGATCTACAAGACGGCGTAACGCCAGTCGAGTTAACAACAAATATGTTTGTTATCTGCGAATGGGAAAAAACTGAGGGTCGCAAAATTAGTGACGGCAAAGGTATTGGCTACACCGATCTAGTTTGTTGGGCATACAATTTGCTAAAACTTAGCGGCCAAAAAATGCCTGCAACATATCGTGATTGGGTTAAAGAAAACCCGAACATGACTATTGAGGCAATAGACGAGACAGACCCAAACCTTACGGCGTAGGCAGTTACCGACGGCAACTAGCAGAATTGTTAGTCGCAACAGGGTATTGGCCTACGACAATTGAGTTTGACACGCGCGACCTGATAACGGTGATTACGCTATTGAATAAGCAAAAGAGGTAGCGCAATGCCAGCATCAACAACTATTGAGATCGTCGGGGTCAAGCAGACGATTAATTCTTTGCGTAAAATTGACCCGCAACTGCAAAAAGATTTTAAGGCAGACGCAACCGCTATCGCACAGCCAGCAATACAGGCAGGCAAAGCCGTGTACAAAGAATTACCGCTATCAGGTATGCGCTACAACTGGGTGCAACGTGATCGCAAACTATTCCCGTTTACAACAGCCAAAGCAATTAGCGGCGTGCGTATGCGCTTTGACACTCGACGCAACGCAGTCGGCGTAATTCTTATTGAACAAAAAGACCCAGCGGCAGCAATCTTTGAAACGGCTGGTCGCGCTAACTCAAACAGGTTAGGTAACGCATTAGGTTTTGTTAGCGCTGGTCGCACTCGACTAATTGGCCCGGCTGTATATAAAGCGCGTCGCGGTATTGAAGCTGAGATGACAAAGATGATCGCTAAAACTATGCGCGTCGTGCAGGCAGGTTTGTAATGGCATTAAGTATTCCGATTGTCAGCGAGTTTGACGGCAAAGGCATTGACAAAGCAATTAAAGAATTTAAGCAATTAGAAACGGTTGGCGAGAAAGCACAGTTTGCTATTCGCAAGGCTGCGATACCTGCGGCGGCTGCGATCACGGCGGTTGCGGGTGCGCTTGGTTTGGCTGCAAAGGCGGCAGCCGAAGACGAACAACAACAAGCAATTTTGGCTAACACGATGCAAAACGTTGTGGGCGCTACTGACGCAACGGTTGCAGCGACTGAGGACATGATTTCGGCTATGTCGAGGGCGACTGGTACGGCTGACAGCGAGTTACGGCCAGCGTTTAGCGCATTGCTTGTCGGTACAAAAAATGTTGGCGAGGCTACTGACGCGCTATCGCTTGCCCAAGATATCTCGGCTGCAACTGGTAACAATCTTGCAACGGTTAGCGACGCGCTTGCCAAGGCGTATGCAGGCAACATGAAAGGTCTTGCGGCGTTGTCGCCTGAAATGAAGGGCATGATTAAAGACGGTGCATCACTCGACACCGTGATGATGGCGTTAAATGACAACTTTGGTGGCGCGGCCGCAAAGTCTGCCAACACCGCTGCAGGTCAGTTTAAAATATTAAAAAATAGTTTGGCTGAAACACAAGAAAGCATTGGTGCAGGTTTGTTGCCCGTGTTGCAAAAAGTGTTGCCGTATTTGCAAAGCATGGCTGACTGGGCACAAAAAAACCCTCAAACATTTTTGTTTATTGCTGGCACAATTAGCGCTATTGCTACAGCGATCTTGGCAGTCAATTTTGCTATGAACGCTAACCCATTTACGCGCATTGCGGTTGGCATTGCTGCGCTTATTACTGGTCTTGCAGTTGCGTACACAAAATTTGAGACATTCCGCAACGGCGTAAATTTTGTAATAAACGGTTTAATTGCAGGGTTTGAGTTAATGGCTAATTCGTTTATTAGTGCAATAAATTTAATTATTCGTGGCATGAATTTAATTAACCCGTTTACCGACATTGCGTCGTTGCCAACAATTAACTTGCCAAGTATTGGCGGCGGTGGCGCTGCGACTAGCGGTGGCGCGGCTCGAGAGGGTGGCACGGGCAGTATTACACCTAGTTTGCCAAGTATGCCTAGTTTGCCCCCAGCAATTATCGGTGGCGGCGGTGGCGGTAGTCGAGCCGGTGGCGGCGGTGGCGGCGGTGGCGGTATTGGTAGCCCTAACGATTTGGTAACTATTCAAGGCGCTTTAACCACGTCAGGCAACGCTGAACGCATTGCAGCGCGCAGTAGCGGTGGCGTAACAATAAACGTGACGGGCGGTATGTCAACTAGCGCCGAGATCGGGCAAAGCGTGTTAAACAGTTTGCTGGCCTACCAGCGCACTAACGGGCCACTCGACTTACAGATTGCGTCGTAATGGCAGGTACAGCCGTTGTCGCTAGTGGCAACTATGACTTAGAGATTGACACAGGTTTTATTCAAGACGCATTTTTACTTAATGACGCAACCGCTGGCGTACTTAATAACACTCAATATTTGCTTGACGGTACGACAGATTTTGCAAGCGTGCTTGACGGCGTAAACAGCATCACGGTTAAACGTGGGCGACGCGATCAGGGCGACCAATTTAGTGCTGGCACTATGTCGTTTACAATGCTTGACACGGCAGGTATTTTTAATCCGTTTGATACGCAATCGCCGTACTACGACACACCGCAAGCGCAACCGGGTCTTGCACCTATGCGTCGAGTGCGGTTGTCGCGTTACAGTTCGCTAAACGTTAAAGAATATTTGTTTGTCGGCGTGATTGTTAACTATGACTACAATTTTGCGCTTGGCGGTCTTGACACCGTGACCGTGTTTTGTGCAGACGATTTTTATTTGTTGGCGCAAACGTATTTAGATGAATTTAATGTTAGCGAGCAGTTGTCTAGCGCTCGAGTCACAGCGATCTTAGATCGGCCTGAGGTTGCGTTTCCAGCGTTAACGCGTGACATTGCTACAGGCACACAGACGCTTGGCGGTGCATCGGCGTTTACGATTGAACAAGGCACAAACGTGCTTGGCTATTTGTCTGACGTGAACGAGGCTGAGCAGGGTCGCTTGTTTATGTCGCGTGACGGCGATCTAGTGTTTGACGCTCGACTAGGCACAACGCTCACACCGTCGGTAGCAGACTTTCATGACGACGGGACAAACATTCCGTACAACGGCGTAGGCATAACTTTTGAAGCCGATCAGGTAACTAACCGTGCAGTCGTACAGATACTGGGCAGTAACAATCCGCAGGTCGCTGACGACGCTGGTAGTCAAACAAAATATTTTGTGCAGACTTACAGCATCACTAACAGCCTTTTGCACAACGACAGCGCCGCACTTGACTTAGCGGTCTATTTGCTTGACCCTGAACCTGAAGCACGGTACACGTCTTTGGCTACGTCGTTTGCTTTGTTGACTAACGCGCAACGTGACACGGTGGCCGTGATTGACGTGGGCGACACAATCACGATTGAAAAGTCGTTTACGTCAGGCGTGACAACTACCGAATTGGCACAAGAACTAGCAGTCGAAGGCATCGAGCATACGATCAGCGTCAATACCGGGCATAGCGTCACTTATTACACGTCGCCAACCGTCATCGTTTATGAGCTAATACTTGATGACTTGTCGTTTGGTATCATCAACGCAGACAACGCTCTAGGGTAAAGTAGGCAAATATGACAACACCGTTTCCGTTTGTTGCTGGTCAGGTTTTGACGGCCGCGCAACTTAACGACATACAAAATTTGCCGATATCAGATAAAACTGCGTCGTACACGTTGGTAGTTGCTGACGTAACTAAACGCACAATTATGAACAGCGCTAGCGCTACAACGATCACAGTTGATAACTCAATTTTTACGGTTGGCGATGTTATTCAAGTCGCTAACAAAGGTGCAGGCATTTGCACAATTACTGCAGGTGCAGGCGTAACTATTAACACATCAAGCAGTCTTGCTTTGGCGCAATATGGGGGCGGCTATTTACTTGCATTGTCGGCGTCAACTTTCACTTTTTTTAAGTTAGGGGGTTCTGCGATAACAGGCCCTGTCGGAATAAAATATCTTCTTGTTGCAGGCGGCGCTGGCGGTGGCGGCGGTTCCGGTGGTTTTGGTGGTGGCGGTGGCGGCGGCGCTGGCGGTTATCTTGAATCAGTTTTTTCTGCAGACCTAAACACCAATTTGACAGTTACTGTCGGTGCTGGTGGTGCTGGTGCAACATATAGCGGCACAGGTAACGCACCAGCAGGAAGCAACGGAAGCAATTCTGTATTTTCAACTGTTACCGCAACGGGCGGTGGCGGTGGTGGCGGTGCAAGCAGTACGCCAAATGGTGTTGCAGGCGGTTCAGGCGGCGGTGGCGGTGCAGCAAATGGAACTGGCGGCGCTGCGTCACCTAGCGGTCAAGGTTTTGCAGGCGCAACCAATGTTGCTAATGCTGGCGCGGCTGGCGGCGGTGCAGCCGAAGCAGGAAATACTGACGGCACAGGGCTTGGCGGCGACGGGCTTGCATCAAGTATTACTGGCACATCAGTAACTCGAGGCGGTGGCGGTGGCGGTGCAACAAACTTTGCTGGTTTTGCGGGCGGTGACGGCGGCGGCGGTGCGGGTGGCTTGCCGGGTGTAGCAGGCACAGTAAACACAGGTGGCGGCGGCGGCGGCGGTGCAAATAGTGGTACGGGCGCAAACGGCGGTGCAGGCGGTAGCGGAGTAGTAATTTTAAGATACGCAAACATTTATACAATTACTATCGGTGCAGGTTTAACAGGTACAACTGCAACTGACGGGTCACAAAAAGTAACAACAATAACTGCAGGCACAGGAAACGTGAGTTGGGCATAATGGCTACATATTGGGCTGAACTTGACACAAACAACGTAGTTACGCAAGTTATTACAGGCGTAGATGACGAAACTATTGAAGGCGTATCCGCAGGCGATTGGTATAGCAATTTTGTTGGTGCGCCGTGTGTACAAACTTGGATTGATCGCAACGACAAAACTTATGCCGGCATCGGTTACACATACAGTTACGACACACAAGATTTTACAGCGCCGCCGCAACCTGAGCCCGAGCCCGAGCCCGAGCCTGAGCCAGTCGAGTAACAATGCGATGCGTTACGGTTTGTTTGCGTTAATACTTATGCTTAGCGCTTGCGAAACTACACGCGACAACACACTTACAGTTAAGTCACGGGTTAAAAACATGACGTTAGATAACTGCAACGTGCCTGACCGATGCGGCATAACGCCGTGACTCGACACAGATACACAGCCGACGAATTGCACGCACGCATGATCGTCACCGTCGGCGTACTACTTGCCATAGTTTTTAGCACCATAGTTTTAGGCATGACCTACGGCCTGTTGTTTGTGTCGCAACCTGAGAAACAAGCACCAAACGATGCAGCGTTTATAGATTTAATGTCAACCATTGTTGTGTTTTTGACTGGCACATTGTCGGGCATTGTTGCGTCTAACGGCATTAAAAAACAAACTAAATAAAATGGCTAATCGCGCTTACATAGTTACGCAACAGCCAGTTGTAAAGTCTGCGTTGGCTGGGACTGCAGAGTGGGCGCGACTTGCGTGTTTGCATAGCGCTGGCAGTTTGTGGAATAACGGCACATTTGTGCATCGCGACATTCGCAACAGACCCGGCACGATTAGCAATCATGCTCGAGGTCTGGCAATGGACTTGTCGTATCGTTGGCTAAACCAAAAAAAACTTGGCAAAGCAGACGGCCGCAAAGCGTCATTAGCGTTTATTGTCAAGTGTTTAGAAAACGCAGACCATTTAGGCATACAACTTGTGATTGACTACGCAATGCAACGGTCATGGAAATGTGATCGTGGCACATGGCAACCTTTACCGAGTGTCGAGCAGGGCGACTGGTATCACATAGAGATCGACCCGCACGTCGCCAATGACCCGATCATCGCAAAACAGCGCTGGCAAGCCGTTTTTGGGGTATCACCTACAGAAGCAACAAAACCTGTTTAGGCTGGTGGCCTACCGAGAAAGTAGGTCACTATGACACTCATCAGCAAACTTGCAATATCGCTATTTATTAGCGTCACGTCAATATTTATTTTGACACCGCCGCCTGCCCCAACAGCCGACGATTTAGCAGTTAGACAACCCGAGGTATTTGAGGGTTACGGCCGACCAGTTGACATACCTAGCACTACTAGCACCGTGGCTGTAACTACGCCTATAACGCAACCTGACGCGTGTCAGACCGTGTTTGACATGGCTCGACACGTTGGCTGGGCTGAACAAGACCTAACGCAACTGGTCGCAATCGCTTACCGCGAGAGCCGGTGCAACCCTGCAGCGTTTAACCCGACCGACCCTAACGGCGGGTCAGCCGGGGTTATGCAGATCAATTACTTTTGGTGCAAACCGTCGTCGTACTACGCAAACGGCTATTTGCAGGCGTACGGCCTATTACGCACTTGCGATGACCTGTTTGACCTAGAGGATAATTTGCGTAGCGCGTTAGCAATTTTTAGATACTCGAATGGCTGGCGTGCATGGTCACTTTAAAACATTTGTTTTTAGCGTCAGTCTTGACGGCGTACACCTACCTGATAATGTCAGTCACCAACAAACGAAAGGCAAGAGATGACCGAGAACATCGACCCGAGAACTGACCCACAGTTCAAAGCACTAATGCAAGTGATGAACGACATCACACAAAACAAAGTGCCGATATACAACCCTTGGGAGTTGGCGGCGCGCAGCACGTTACGAAAAATACAACACGAGATTGACGATCGCAATGTTTTAGATGACGGCGAGTTAATCGACGTGCTAAACCAAACACGTATTGAAATAAAATATTTGTTGAGCATCATCAACGATTTGCACGAACGCGTCAAAGAGCGCGACATTGAGATTGGTATAAAGCAATTGCGCTTGAACGAAAACGAAGTAGAAATACAGCGTTTAGAAAACATGGTGCATCGTGCTAACTAAACACGACAAAAACCGTATGCGTATTGCAATGGCCGAAAGCCAAGCCAGCGCAAACGCCAAATGGACACCCGAGCAACAAGATCGCGTTGATGCGGCGATACGCAAAATGGCACGTATGTTGCCACGTTTTACAGCCGATCAAGTTTGGTACGAGTTGGGCGCGTCATTTCCAGTTACTAAAGGCATGACCGCTCGACTACTGGTCGCGCAACGTAACGGCGTTATTAAAAACACGGGCGAGATTACGTTTGCTGAGCGTGGCGGCGAACACGATCACGCGCAACGCTTAACAATATGGCAATCACTATGACAGGGTTTAACCTTGACAACTACGTTGACGTACCTACACGTTTAGGCATGGCACTAAAAAAATATCCTGACCTACGCATACAAGAAACACACCGCGAAATAATAGAGATGCCTGACAAGTCATGCTTTATACGTTGCACCGTGACCGTGTGGCGCGATCAAGCCGACCCGATACCAGCCGTTGCATCAGCGTGCGAGATCTATCCGGGCCGTACGCCGTACACAAAAATGAGCGAAAACGAGGTCGGGTTTACTAGCGCGCTGGGTCGAGCGCTCGGCTACATGGGCTTTGGCATAAACAAAAGCATTGCAAGCCGTAACGAGGTTGAGGCAGCGCAATCAAGGCAACCTACAGGCCGTTTAGCGCCAGTTGTACCGATGCACGATGTTGAGATGCCATTCCCCGACGCACCAGTACAAGAATATGCAACGCCTAAACAGTTGGGCATGATGCGTGCGCTGGCTAACGGGCAAAACATTGCTCAAGACAAACTAAAAGAATATTGCAGCAACGTGCTTGGCCGTCAGATAAACACAACAGGCGATCTAACCAAACGTGATGTCAGTCGAGTCATTGACGCGTTAAAACTAGGTGAGCCACAATGACAGACGTTGAACAACTTAAGCAAATAATGCAGGCATTATTCATGGTGCAGGTCATGACCGATTTCTTAGGCAAAGATGATGTAGAACAGCATTTGCGTTGGGCAGCCAAAAACTATGCCGAACGCATTTACATACAAAGTATTGTAAACAACTAAATAACGGGCATGGCCTACACCCTTTGCAAGGTGAAAGGTATAAAACACGGTGACGTGGGTAGATGACACGCGTGGTAACACGTGGTCAAGCAAATTGCGCTAAAGAGTTAGGGTGTCGAGTGAAGGCAGACGACGGGGGGCTTAGCGCACTAGGTCTCACACACAACATAGATTGACATACTACAAACAAACAACAGACATAAGGTTGACAACATGGTTAGCGTTTACAAACTGAGAGCAAGCGCGATAGCGCGCGCTAGTGCATTATGAGCAGAGCGCACGATCACGCTGACTACCAGCGCAACCGCCCAATCGTTTTACGCGAACAGCCAACCTGCACCGTTTGCAACCGGCAACCCTCGACACAAGTTGACCACATCATTCCAGTAGATGCAGGTGGCGGCCACGAGTTAGAAAACTTAAGAGGCATATGCTTTAAATGCAACAACACACTCGGGCATCGCTACGTAACACAACGAAACGAAATGCGACAAACAATACGAGCCGAAGCAATGAGACAAAACGGAATACGCGAAACACACAAACCGTTTTTTACTGAGAAAAAATTATTCACCCCGACCCAACTCAGGATTATCTCAGATGACCCTAACCAGCCTGAACTGGCGGTAACTGGCCGAGATCAGCCAAGGCTCGAAACTGTGTGGCCTGATGCGTCAGGTTCGTTTGGGGCTGAAGTGGGGGGCTGGGCTTTACAGCACCTTGGTATGGAGTTGATGCCTTGGCAGCAAAGAGTTTTAGACGGTCAGTTGTTGTTTGATGGCGACGGGGATTTTTTGCATCGCATGTCTATGGTCAGCACCGCTCGACAGAACGGTAAGACGGTTGCGTTGACGGCGCTTGTCGGCTGGTGGCTGACTGAGATGCCTAAGCACCGGGGGCTACCGCAAACCGTGCTATCTACCGCGCATCGTCTTGACTTGGCAGTCATGTTGTACGACAAACTTGCCGACATTCTTGAGTTGCGTTTTGGCGCAAAACTAATGCGGTCGTACGGCCGTAATCAGGTAACTATGCCTGACGGGTCTAAATGGTTTATTCGTGCAGCCAACTCAAGTGTCGGTCACGGTATGTCTTGCGACCTGATCGTGGCAGACGAGATTTGGGACATTGGCTCAACAGTTATTGACGGCGGTTTACTACCAGCCCAGCGCGCTCGACGTTCGCCATTGTTGTCGGCGTGGTCAACGGCTGGCACAGAAACAAGCACCGCAATGCAACGTTGGCGCGAACAGGGGTTGCGATCTATTGACCGTGCTGAGCCGTCATCGCTGTACTTTGCGGAGTGGTCGCCGCCGCCTGACATATCGCCTATGGACAGTCGCGCGTGGGGTTGGGCTAACCCAGCGCTAGGCAAAACGCTTACCCTAAAAACGATTGAAGCTGAAAGCGAAAACCCTGACCGTGCATCATTTTTGCGTGCGTCATGCAACCTATGGGTTGCGTCAGACAAGTCGTGGATACAACCGGGGTTGTGGCCTGAACTGGAATATACAGACCCGATGCCCGACGGCGGCACAGTCGCCATAGAAACCAGTCTGACCGACGACCGTTATTTTGCTACTCGAGCCGTTGTGCTTGACGATCGGCGCACCGTCGTAACAGTTGAGTTTGTGTGCGACACATACGACGAAATGTTGCAACACGTAGAGCGCCTAGCCAAAAACACGGCAATTAAATTTGCTATCTCACCGTCAATAGATATTCATTGGCCGTTAGCGCTAGAACGTCGGCGCGCGATTGTCGGCTATGGCGAGATACTTAAATTTACGCCGCGCATCAAGTCAATGATCCACGAAAAACTACTTTGGCATACAGGCGAAAACATGTTGGCTGAACACGTACAACGCGCCGTTGCAGTACGCAGTCAAAACAGCATCGCACTATCTAGCCAACGATCACCCGGCCCGATCGAGTTAGCACGCTGTTTAGTTTGGTGCGCTGCACTTGCAAGCCGACCTACAGCAACAGGTAAACCTATGATCGTTGTGGCTAGTGGCTAGTATGCAAAACGGGTGGCCGTCGTTTACCTATGCTTTCTCGGTTACGTTTGCGGCGGCTACCTATACACAACGCGCAAATAGTTTGGTGGCATACTTAGGCAATGGCAATCTTTAACAGGTCAATAAAAAAAGCGGCTATCTCACCGCAACCAACTAAAGCAGCCGCAGCTGGTGGCACGTTTTACCAAAACAACAACGCTGGCGCACAACTTGTCGGTCAATATTATTCGTACGTTGAAGGCACGGCACGTAATCGTGCAATGAGTGTGCCAACAATTAGTCGAGCGCGCGATCTTATGGCCAGCGTTATTGGTTGCATGAATTTAAAGATGTACACCGAAATGTGGAATGGTCAAGAAATAGAAAAGATGCCGTTAGCGCCGCGCACATGGTTGCGACGCATAGACCCAAGTGTGCCAAACAATTTTATTTTGTCTTGGACATTTGACGATTTATTTTTTTACGGTCGAGCATTTTGGTATATTACGTCACGAACAGCCGACGGATACCCAGCGTCCTACAGCCGTTTGCCTTCGGCAATGTGTCAGACACTTGATCAGTCCGGTCCCGTCTGGTTTGCGCCGTCAAAAGACATTGTGTTTAACGGTGGCGGTCTAGACCCAAAAGACGTTGTGCAATTCTTGTCGCCAATTCAAGGCATTATTTACATGAGTGAAACAGCCGTTGCTACAGCGCTAAAACTTGAAGCCGCACGCTACCGCAACTCGTCGTCAGCAATCCCGGCTGGCATTTTGCGTCAGACTGGTGGCGAGCCTTTAAGCGCACAAGAGTTAGCCGATC